TGCAATGGGTTTACCTGCCGCGCTATAACGCACTTCAGGGTCTTGACCGACATTGCCTACTAGATGAACTTTACAGACGCTTGCCATTTTTTTCCTTAATCTCATTGAGTTTTTGAATCATACTTTCCAGGTCTTTTAAGAATGTCCTAACCTCATCCTCCATGTTTTTAATTTTTTCTTCGTCACGATGCAACCTCTTGACGAACAACTGAAGACCCTCTGGTGCTCGATCATCAAAACAGACGTAATCACACCACTGGCGACCCGTGACGCACATCTGCCACATCATTTGAGCCTGGTGGTCTGGGTCAATCCTGTCATTCAGAATCGAATCCAGGTGATTGTGAATCTCTTTACACTTGATCTCAACGAGACCGTGTTCTCCCACGAAACCATCAGGTGAGCATCCCGCCATCGGAATAGTCGGATGCTCGACCCAAGCGATTTGTTCGACTGAGGTAAGGTTTTCTGCTTCGTAGGCTGCTCGGGCGATTGGCTCAATTTCTGTTCCTCTCTGCATTGCGGCTGTGGTGAAAAACTCTGTTGGTTGTCCAGTCATTCGTTCGCAAAGTAACTGAGCCATGTATTTAGCCCGACTTGCTGAAGGTCCTGACTTTGTTTTAGCCAACAGGTCTGCCATGCGAGAAGCTGAGACTTTGCCCAGGCGCATCTGATGCCATTCGGGTGTGCCTTGTTCAATCATTGTTCTCTCGCTTTCAGCATGGCGTCTGCGGCTGAGTAAGCGTGTTCAGCAACACTCTTGTATTTCACGCCTTGTTCTGCAAAACTGCTAATCATTGCTTGCATCGCTTTAGCCGCAAAGTAGTCACGCAGGGTCATGCCATCGTGAATAATTGTTGTTGGGTCTAATCCATGCTCGTTGTAAACAAGAGCGCTAACAGGAAACGCTGGTCCACCTGTATTATTCATTTGCAAGTGCTCCTACCAAAATCTTCTCTTGTTCTGCGGTCAGAGCAAAAGTGTCTCTCAACTTGTCTGTGGTGTACGCGCCTTCTTTGATCTTCTGGATTGCCTGGCTCAGACGATTGTTGTCAATCGCTGGCTTTTTCTTTGTTGCTGCGTTTCCATCGTCATCTTCCGGTGCGATACCACACGCTGCCATCAGACTGTATCGCCGAGCGTAAGTCAGAGCAGACCCATATCCCTGTGCATCGTGTTTGGTAGAGGGAACATGAAGGCGACCACTTGAGAATGTCTCACCGGATTCATGGACAAAGACTGTCTCAACGATGACCCCATCTGCACATTCGTGGGACTGCTGGACAAGTGCTATTCCGTTAGAGTTTAGAGCGTCTACAACCGCCTCAATGCAAGCAGACAGGTCAGCATAGCGTGACTTGAAATGAGGGTTTGTAGAGGTCTTGAGGGCTGGTCCAAAGGCTTTCTGTGCTTTGACCAATGCTGATGCGATTTGTTTCATTTACTACTCCTTAACTAAGATTATCAATCATTTTTGATAGGTGGGTGATCTCATCTTGAAAAAACTTTACACGCGAATCATGGAACGCACAAAGCTCACGAATCTTTGACTCCAACATTCCTACTCGATACGCAAGGCGGTCTGCTGCGTTTCCGTCTGGATAGTGAATCTCTGAGGTTTGCTTGATTGAATTGATAATAAATTCTGGACTCATTTTCTCTCCACTTGTTTAGACAATAACCAACGACTACCCAAGGAACGCACAGAACGCACCCAAGCGCGTTGATTGTGTCTGTTCTGTTCTCTGGGTATGTAGTCAACATTAAAAAGCCTGCGAACTGTTTTAAGTGCTTGTGTGTTCATTAGCCCCTCCATGCCAACATGACACCGATGGCGATCATGGAAAGGATTGTGATGATTGCTGAGACTGTTTCTTTCATTTGCTACTCCTTGTTAAAACCTGTTAAGGTGAGAGAATCTTAACGCACAACTTAACAAATTGTCTAGGTGTTTATACTAATCTCGACTAAATTGTTAAGGTTACAATGTTAAGGCTGGTCAGAAAAGGGTTAGCGCCTTGTGGCTCAATGTGTCAAATCTACTCCACCACTCTGCTTTATGAGGCTGACCAGCATCAACACGCATGGGGATTGAACAGTGAAACGCCCTTTGTCTGTGGCTCTTAAAAGACCTGACGTATTCAGGTTCTTGAGTGTTAGGGCTGACAGTCCCCAGCCGTTTTGAAGGAAAACCATGAATCTACAAAAAGCCATTGAAATCGCTGGATCAAAGAGTAAACTTGCGACCCTTCTCGGAGTGTCTCGCGCTGCTGTTACTCAGTGGGACGAACTTCCAGAGAAGCGTGTTCAACAACTCAAAGGTATCAACGAATGGCAAACCCATTTCAGTGGCGAACAGGCGAACAATCCATCGGTGTCGAACTCCAGCGCCAGCGAGACAAGTCCACAATGACCACGGTTCGCAAAGACGATCAGAACAAAGAAGAAACAATCACCAAGTTCAGAAAGTCAATCACGATTCTTCCGTCAGTACATCGCTTGCCAAGTAAGGCGAGAATCTAGTATAATTTTTTGAAACACGGCTAGGTCTGAAGTCATGAGCAGACCGAAAAGCGAACCCACCCCGCCTGCCGCTTGTTTCATTTTAGGGTGGATTGTTGGCGTGGGAAAATGCACTATTACCAATTCAATATTGGTGACTACAAAAGTCACACTGAGCATCTTTCAGAGATGGAAGATTTGACCTATCGGCGTTTGCTTGATTGGTACTATCTTCACGAAACCCCAATTCCATTAGACATAAACGAAACTGCAAGACAGATTCGTATGCGTTCGCATACCGATTGCATTACGATCGTATTGCATGAGTATTTCGAGCGTACAGAAAATGGATGGATAAATCATCGTGCAAATCAAGAAATAGCTAAGGCTGGAGAAAAGTCAGTCAAGGCTAGTGAGAGTGCAAAGGCGCGATGGAATAAACCTAAAGATGCGAACGCATTGCAAACGCAATCCGAAAGCAATGCTACACATAACACAAGACACATAACACAAGACACAGAACACAATATATCTTTGTCGGGAAGTATCTTCCCTCCCTGTCCACAAAAAGAATTGTTAAATCTCTGGAGAAAACATTTGCCTCACCTTACTCAGCCAAGATCATGGGAGGGTTCAAGGCAGGCTAATCTCAGACAAAGATGGATTCAAGCTGGTAAACCTTCAGACTATTCACCTGAAGGATATACAACAGTACATGATGGCTTGAGATGGTGGGATTCTTTTTTTGCATACATAGCAAACGACACAAGCCTATCCAAAGGTTTCGAATCAAATGGGCGAACATGGCGACCCGATCTTGAATGGATAGTTAACGCAACCAATTTTCAAAAAATTATCGATGGGAAGTACAACAAATGAGTTTTGCTAAACCAACACAAAAAACAGAAACATTTGATGATGTCCAGCGTCTGATGTGTACTGTACCTGGATGCGGAAAACCTTGGTCTGTAAAAATTGATAAACCAATGTGTAGTTATCACCAATGGAAAAAAGAACCAAAAAAATCAGAAATGAGAAAAGTTGATTCTTATTTCAACGGAGAGGAATTTTGAATGAGTTGGCTTTATTCGCGGGCGCAGGTGGAGGCATTCTTGGAGGCAAACTCCTTGGATGGAGAACAGTCTGTGCAGTTGAATGGGAACCCTATCCCGCAAGCGTACTGTGCGCAAGACAAAATGACAGACTTCTCCCGCCTTTCCCGATTTGGGATGACGTACAAACCTTTGACGGAAAACCTTGGAGAGGAATTGTTGACGTGGTATCTGGAGGGTTTCCATGCCAAGACATCTCCGCTGCCGGAAAAGGCGCAGGAATTGACGGAGAACGATCAGGAATGTGGGGAGAAATGGCGCGCATCATTCACGAAGTACGACCCAAATTCGTGTTCGTGGAAAACTCACCAATGCTCACTTCTAGGGGACTTGGACGAGTTCTCGGAGACTTGGCCTCAATGGGGTTTAATGCGAGATGGGGAGTGTTGGGAGCAAACGCCGTTGGTGCACCCCACCAAAGAGAGCGCATTTGGATTTACGGTTCCCACCCCAGTAGCCAGCGATGGAACGACAGGATCGGTGATTGGAAAGAACGACAGCTTTTACGAGACAAAAACTGGGATGCCTCGGAAAGTAAATCAGAACGGGAAGGATGGTTCAGTTGGGTTGGGCAGGTTGGTAAAGATGTGGCCAACACCGGATGCGAATTGCGGGAAACGAGGAACACAACCAAATTGGACGCCAAAACGAAAATCAGGACAACCAGCGCAATACACAATCAATCAGGCTGTGAGGGACAGAATGTTTCCAACGCCGACAGCACACAACGCCAAGGAATGTGCATCACCGAGCGAGTACAACAGGAACACTCCGACATTGGCGACTCACGCTGGTGGGAAACTGAACCCGATGTGGGTCGAATGGCTGATGGGGTGGACTTTGGGGTGGACAGACTTAAAGCCATTGGCAACGGACAAGTCCCTTTGTGTGCGGCAACAGCCTGGAGAATATTAAGTGACTAAAACTGAAGCTCATAACCTTTTGGACATGGTGAAAAATGGAATCCTCATCGAATCCCACCGGATCAGAAAAGCCCTCATCCTCACCGGAGACATTCCCCACATACTTGGAAGACCTCGAAAACAGGTTGGTGGAGCACTATGCGAGGATGGCAATCAACCATATCGAGCATTCACGATACATGGTGAAGATTTTTCAGAAAGACTTTCCTGACTTGGGGAAGAAAGTAGCAAAGAGACTAGGAGAACTGAATGAACAGAGATGACATCATCAAGATGGCGCAAGATTCAGGTATGTTTTATCGTGATTTCATTGAAGAATTTGTTTCTGATTATTCAAATGCCGTATCTCTTGAGCACATTGAACGTTTCTTCCACATGGCTCAAGCCGCTGAACGTGAGGAAATTTATAAATTAGTTATGTTTGAGCCATTAAAACAAGATGCTGATTTGTTAATGCCAGAAAGTGAAGTTGAAGAAAATCCATTTGATGATTATTTCAAAAGTGCTGAATTCAGAAATTCAATAAACAATGCAGTAAAAGCCACGCTTTTTACCATTTGTAGTGAAATAAAAAAAAGGGGACAAGCATGACTCCACAAGACGTAGTCAAAACCTTAATCATGGTTGGCTGGAAGCAAATTGAAATATCCAGAGCCATTGGGTTAGCGCAACCAAACATAAGCCGCATTGCCGCAGGTTCACAAGAGTGTGGCTGGAGAACCATGGATGCTCTGCGTGAACTGTTAAACCAAGTTCCACCAAGAGCAAGGAAAAACCAATGACCTTCATGGTTAACTTTACAGTCTACGGTGAGCCTCAAGGCAAAGCCCGACCCAGATTCAGAAAGGTCGGAAACTTCGTCCAGACCTACACACCACAAAAGACAAAATCTTACGAAGACGAAATAAAGATGTTCGCAAGAGCCGCAATGGGGTCTTCAAAGCCACTAGAAACGCCCGTAGACCTTTATTTATACATCAGGAAGGGCATACCAGCGTCATACTCAAAAAAACGCCGAAACGACTGCATTTCTGGAATTGAGCAAGTTACGACAAAACCCGACATTGACAACGTTCTCAAGGCTTTCATGGACGCAATGAACGGAATTGTTTACCTGGATGACAAACAGATCGTGACGATTAACTGTGCAAAGGTTTACAGTGAAGTCTCTGGTGTAGATGTATTGGTGAAAGAACATGGCAGTCTTCAAACTTCATAACTACCCACAGGCTCACCAGATGATCCTGGACTTGATGCCAAGAATAAAAGCTAGATTGCAGTCTGGAAATGTGTTAACCTTAACAATCACAGAGGACAATAGAAGCCTTGACCAGAACGCAATGTTTCACGCTCTCATTGGGCAGATCGCTAAACAAGCGCAGCACATGGGGGCACATTGGGATTCTGAGACCTGGAAGCGATTGCTCTGCCATGAGTGGGCAAAAGAAACGGGTAGGCAAGCTGGAAAACTGGTGGCAAGTCTTGACGGAAAAGACATTGTTCAGTTGGGAATCCAGACAAGGAAGTTTAGTAAGCAAGAAGCAAGCGAATTCACAGAGTGGGTTTTGGCTTGGGGATCACAAAACGGAATCACTTTTAAGGAGTAGTAAATGAGCATAGAAGATAAAGAATGCAGTCAATGTGGTGAAAAAAAACCATTGTCTGATTTCTACAAACAAAAAATAAACCAATGCAAAGTTTGTCGGAATGCGGTTATCTCTAAATGGAGGTTGAAAAACAGAGAAAAACTTTTGCAACAAATGAGAAATAATAATAAACAGTGGTACAGAGAAAACAAAGATAGAGCAAAAGAAAAACAATCGAAATACGCAAAACAAAACAAATCTTCTGTAAATGCAAAAGAGGCTCAACGTAGAGCAATGCAGTTAAAACTTACGCCATCTTGGGCTGACAAAAATGAAATATCTATGTTTTATGAAGTCGCCGAAGTGTTGAGTAGAAGTGGTGTCAAGTTTCATGTAGACCACATTGTTCCATTGCAAGGCAGAAAAGTTTGGGGATTTCATTCACAACACAACCTGCAAGTTATTCCTGCTTACAAAAACATGGAAAAAGGAAACAAACATGAAGCAAATTGACGTGATGAAACAAGCATTGGAGGCGTTAAAGCGTTTGAAAGCCTATGGGAATGTGTTTCGGTTTCGCCAAGACGAGCAGAATCCCTACGATCAAGCCTGCAAAGCCATCGCCATTCTCCGCACCGCCATAGAGCAGGCTGAAAGGCAACAAGCATTAGACAAGAAGGCAGAGAACGCCAGAGAACTCGGGCTGGACTATGAGCCTGTGCCGTGGATTGAAAAAATGACAATCGACAGCACCAATGAACTGAGCAAGCCAACAACACTTGTGCAAGAGCCGGTGGCAAGGGTTCATGCGTCTTGGAATGACGATGAAGGCTTTATGTTGGTGAAGCGCACTGGAGAACGCCTGAGTGTTGGGACACCCCTCTACACCACCCCACAACCAAAGCGTGAATTTGTTGGACTCACGGATGAAGAATTCACCGCCATCGTGGATCAAGCCTGCCTTGGCATGTACGAGCGCACTCCGCGAGCCGTTGCAGTCGCCACAGCCCACGCAACAGAAGCCAAGTTGCGCGAGAAGAACACATGAGAAAGCAACAAGAAGTTTGCTGGATCGACAAGACTCGGTTCAAAGAGTTGATTGAAGGCAACTCCGTTACCACTACGCTCACATCTCACAGACCATTTTTGGATGATGTGCCGCTATATGCAAAAATTGAATGGGTTGGTCTAACTCAAGAAGACATTGATATTGCGTTTGATGACACACAGGAAGGTGGTGGATTTAATGAGTTTGCCAGAGCGATTGAACAAACGTTGCGAAGTAAAAATTCATGAGACACGGCATTGACTACAAGAAAGTCCACTGCAAGGTTGGCGATAAGGTTCCGGTCTACCCGTTCTCTTGGCTTGGCGAGCCTTTCGTGGGTGTTGTTGAGAAGGTCAAGATGAATCAATTTGGCAGGGTGAGCTACGTCATTGGTCACAGAGAGGTTTTTGCCGAAGAATTGTTGCCTGCGGTTGGTCAGCCAAAGTTAAAAATGAGAATCTCCAATGAGTGCTCACAAAATCCTATCAAACAAGGCTGAAAGACGTCTGCAATGGTGGAAGCCAGAGGACGGTGCTTGGATTGATATTGTGTCGCTGATTAACGCTTTTCCTGACATTTCAAGAAATATCTGGTTGGCATCTTTGATTGGGTCTAAGGTCGGTTGGGAGCAAAGCCAAGTTAAGAGATTGCCTCTTGAGGGCAGAAAATACCGAACCCGCACAGTGGTTTTGGTAAGAAGTCTCAGGGATTGGTTGCATCACTACAACCCAGGCAAAGAGGCAACCGTTA